AAATTAGCGTTGATGATTTTAATTTCGGAGAAATTGATTTCGAGGAAGAAAAGGAAGAACCAAATAGCGACGCCGACGCCGAGCCGCAGATCGACAAAGCCGAAGAACTCCGCGCCAAGTGGGGCGTCGAGCCCGGGCAACTTTGGGAGCTTGGCGACCATCGTTTGCTGTGCGGGGATAGCACGAAACCAGAGCATGTGGCAAAGCTCATGGGAAAGGAGAAGGCTCAACTTATTCACGCAGACCCGCCGTATGGAATGGGGAAAGAAAAAGACGGGGTGCAAAATGACAACCTCTACCGCGAAGAATTAGACGCCTTTCAAATGGCATGGTGGCGAGCCTTTCGGCCACACGCCGAAGACAACGCCAGCGCTTATATCTGGGGGAACGCTGAAGACCTCTGGCGGCTCTGGTATTGCGGAGGGCTAAAAAACAGCGAGCGCCTAACGATGCGCAACGAGATCGTGTGGGATAAAGGCTACGGGCAAGGCATAGGCTCATCCGATCACCGAATGTTTCCAACCGTCTCGGAGCGCTGCCTTTTCTTCATGCTTGGCGAGCAGGGTTTCAATAATAACGCCGACAACTACTGGGAAGGGTGGGAGCCGATCAGGTCATATCTTGTAGCTGAAAAGAAAAAAAGCGGACTTGCAAACGCGGACATTTTAAAAGTTACAAGCACTTACCACACGCATTATTGGGCGAAATCTCAATGGTGCTTTCCAACCGAGAGCGATTACAAAGCCATCCAGAAAGCGGCAAAAGGCAACGCCTTCAAGCGGGAATACGACGACCTCAAGCGGGAATACGACGACCTCAAGCGGGAGTTCTACGGGACTCGCGCACACTTCGACAACGCACACGACAACATGACCGACGTGTGGGAGTTCGGCCGAGTGACGGGAGAAGAACGCCACGGACACGCCACACCGAAACCCGTCGAGATGATGAAGCGCGTCATGCTTTCAAGTTTGCCCAAGGGCGGAATATGCGTGGAGCCTTTCGGAGGCAGTGGGTCAACTTTAATGGGGGCAGAAAATACAGGCCGCAAATGCCGCGCCATCGAAATCTCGCCCGCCTATGTCGCCGTTGCGATCCAACGCTGGGTGGACGCCACCGGCAAAGAACCGCGCAAATTGTAATGCCAAAGAAATCCCCACCACCGCAACCGGCATCCGATCTCCAGGGGAAGATCCGCGAAGCCGAGTTTAAGAACATCCTGCAAAAGCTGAAGGATGGAAAGACGCTGACGGCTCGTGAGTCGAAGATCGCGGCAGAGTTTGCGGCAAAGCGGGACGGCAAGGGGCTGACGCAGGCAGAGCTTGCGGCGGCGTGGGGCATGACGCAGCCGAACATTCACAAGATGGTCAAGCAGGGAATGCCTATGACCAGCATCGAGGCCGCTACGGAGTGGCGGAAGGATTGGCTCGAAACGCATGGGAGAGGCGACACCGCACCGGAGAACATCCAGCAGGCGAAGTTACGGAAGACCTTGCTTGAATGCGAGAAGATCGAGTTTGCGCTTTCTGTTGATCGCGGGGAATATATCAAAAACGCCGTAGTCCGCGAAGCCGGAATCCGCATTGGAGCGATATTCAGCGCAAAGCTCGCTGCGCTCGTCAACGACGCATCGGGCGCATTGGCCGGACTCGACGAAGCGAGCTTGAGAAAGAAGTTGCACGAGCGCACGCAAGCGATCCTTGCCGAGATCCGCAACGAATTAGAAAAGGTATGACATACGAAACACGAACAACAAAAATGATAGTCGCAGTCAAGGGGCAACAGATATTTGACGACAGCGTCACCGAGATCGAGATCGTAGACGAAGCCGCTGGGGAGTTCTTGGAGATCAGCCAAGAAGGCGGCAAGCTCCGATTCGATCTGGAAGAATGGCCGCACGTCCGCGACGCCGTCGAGAAAATGTTTAAGCTGTGCCGAAATTATGACTAAGCGAGAACTCTGGAAAATATACGCCAAGCGCAATCCATCCTTCGACGGCGAAGGCAACGTGACTTTGTCCGCTGCCGGACTACGGAAGATGTTTGAGACGACATGGGAAATTGCAATGTATGACGGAGAAGAGGAGCCGACATCTAAACAACCGGCATCTGCGAATGTAGACGCTCTCAAACAGATATTCGGAATGCGATGAACGCACTCGCACAAGGCATCCGCGACGGCATCAAACTCGCATTCGACGGAACAATTTTAGATTGGGCAAGCGACCACGTTAACTTTCCGAACTCGGATCGCGCTTCGCGCTTCGATCCGTCGGTTGCGCCGTGGCTCAACGCTCCGCTGTTGGCCGCAAGCGATGACGAGACGACGCAGGTATTTCTCCGTGCACCGACCGGCGGCGGCAAGACGACGATGATGGAAACGCTGGCTTGCTTCATCGTGGCTCAAAAGCCTGGGCCTACGCTTTTCGTGGGGCAGACTGACGACATGGTCAAAGACTGGACGGAGTCGCGCTTGCTTCCGATCTTCAACGAATGCCAGCCGGTCAAAGACCTATTCCCAGAAGACCGCCATTCCCTCAGAAAAACGACTATACTTTTCCCACACATGGTTCTCTTCGCGGGAGGCGCGAACATGACCAACTTGCAAGAAAAATCGATGCGCTATTGCATCGGCGACGAAGTCTGGAGATGGAAAGGTGGCATGATCAAGGAACTCAAGGCGAGACATCACGACCGCTGGAACCGAAAGACGCTTCTCGTCTCGCAGGGATGGGACGCAGGGCATGAGGCAGATGCTGAATGGGACAGCGGAACGCGAGAAGTCTGGGGTTGGACTTGTTCCCATTGCGGGAACTGGCAGCGTTACCTATTCGACCAGATCGAATACACGACCGAACGCGACGACAAGGGCGGCATCCTGTGGGATAGGGTCCAGGATTCGGTAAACATGAAGTGCGAGCATTGCGAATCGCGATACAAAGACGACGCCAGCACTCGACGCAACCTTGCAAATACTGCAACGTATCGCGCACTCAACCCACATCCGGTGCGAGGTCATCGCTCGTTTGAGTATCCGGCTTACGCTGTCTGGTGGATTCCGTGGTTTTCTATCGTCAAAGAGTGGATCGAGGCCAACGAAGCCAAGTCATCTGGCAACTTGGAGCCGTTAAAACAATTTATCCAAAAGCGCAAGGCGCAGACTTGGCAGGACGAAGTGACGAGCGATCTGCCGGAGATCACGACAGGCGACTACGCCAAGGCCGAATATCTCGAAGGCCAGAAGATCGACGGCGAGCACCGACGCTTTATGTGCGTTGACAAACAACGTGATCACTTCTGGTGCATCGTCCGCGCCTTCCGCGTGGATGGGTCATCGATGCTCTTGCACGAGTCGAGGCCGCTGACGTGGGAAACGCTCGACGCCATCCAGCAGCAGTTCGACGTTATGCCGCGGTGCGTTGTGGTGGATGCCGGTTACGACACGCCGCTTGTTTACGAACAATGTGCTAGGCGTGGGTGGACGGCTTCGCACGGATCTGGGCAGGACGGCTTTTATCATATCGACGGAGGACGAAGGACGCGACGCTTCGTCTCAAAGATCGAGGGAGCGCAGGCTGGATCGGACGGACTCAAGTGCGCGTATTTCTTTTTCAGCAACGAGGGCATAAAAGATAAATTGGCGTCACTTCGCCAGGCTGACGCCGTGCCGAAATGGGAAGTTGCGCGTGACGTGTCGGATGACTACCGAAAGCAGATGTTGAGCGAGATGAAAAAGGACGTGACCAATTCAAAGACCAAACAAGTCGAACAGCGATGGGTGCGCATCGGCGGCAGGCCAAACCATCTGTGGGACTGCGAATGCATCGCACTCGCATCTGCGATGCTGGCAGGGGTTTTGCCGATAGGCGCAGAGAGCTAGGGTTTAAGCGGCTCCGACAAGGGCGAAAAATAATTTTATTTTTTTCTTTTCAAAAATTAAAAAACAGAAGATATTCAAAACATCGAAAGGCAAGAAGCCCAACGAAGAAAACCTAAAAAGAAAAAACAAAATGAAAACTTACAGAAATCACAAATGCCAAATCATGACAGCAAAGTATGTGGTCATCGGAAATCGCCAGCTATGTTGCTATAAAAATTCAGCATCTAATAATCGCTCGTGGATGATTCGTCAAAATGATGGGGAGTGGTCATCTGGATTCCCAATAAAAAAACAATCAATGCGAGCGATATTGGCCGCCTAACACCAACCGGCGCGGGTTCAATCCCCGCGCCTTTTCTTTTGACACTTCCGCAAAAGTAACAACACCCGCGACGCCTCTCCACGGAAGCGCACCAATGCGGGTTATTTTTTTGACATCGCCTACTTTTAAATGGCGATGAACAAAACATTCTTCGGGCTTCCTCTTGCGACATTGCAGGAATTGCAGACCGACTTCACGGCTTGCCTAAAAGCGATTGCCATTGCAGGCGCGAGCTACAGCATCGCAGGCCGCTCCTTTACTCGCGCCAATCTTGCCGAGGTCGCGCAGACGATCAAAGAATTACAAGCCGCTATTGACAACGCCAGCGGAAATAGGGTAAGACGTTTCACGCCGACCTTCCCGACGCAACGACCATGACCCAAGACATCATCACAAAGGCAATTTCGTTCGTGTCGCCCAAGGCCGCTCTGGATCGCATGGTCAACCAGGCGAAGCTCCGCAACTTCGGACGCTTTGACTCCGCATTGACTTCTGAAAAGCGCGGCATCAGCCGTGGCGTCAGCGGCGGCGAGGACACAAGCGGAACTCGTGAGCGTTACTCGCTTATCCGCGCCGCTCGCGATCTCGCAGACAATTTCCCGCCTGTCCGTTCGCTCCTTCTCAAATTTGCAACGTATGTCTCCGGGCGCATCGCATACCAAGCACGCACCGGCAACCGCGAAGCGGACACCGCCATCGAACGCTACTGGCAGAAATGGTGCAACGACTGCGACTTTCTAGGCCGTCACAATTTCACAACGCTCCTGCAACTCGCCGTTACAGCAATGTTGCGCGACGGCGACTGCGGATTTATTATTGTTCGTGACGGAGAAGATTTAAAATTGCAAAGCGTGGAAGCCGACCGCATCGGATCACCTTACGATAGAACGGATACCGATAAATACATCGGCGGCATCAACGTAGACGACTATGGAAGACCCGTTTCATACACAATTTTCACGCGCACTATCAATAACCAGTATGTTTCTCCTACTGATATTGTTGCAAAAGAATTTATCCATTTATTCGACGCAGCAAGACTTGACGAATATCGTGGGCGGTCTGCTTTCGCTACTGCGTTAAACGCAACGCGCGACTTGCAGGAGGCGATAAAAGCCGAAGTGCAGGCGATCAAATACGCGAGCTATCAGAGCGGCGTCATTACGACCGAATCAGGCGCAGCCGACGCCGGCGACTATTTCGCACGGGGCAACTCAAATGACCAAGGCCAAGTCGCACGCCTTCAGTCGCTCGACCCAGGAACGGTCAACTATCTATCCGCAGGCGAAAAGATGGAAATGTTCAAGTCGGACAGACCGACCGGAGCATTCGGAGAGTTCATCCGCTTTGTGCAGGCGCACATTTGCATGGCAGTCGGTCTTCCCTACGGCTTCGCATTCGATGCCGACAAGTCGGGGCCGATGGCACGCATGGAGGCCGCGATGGCCGAGCGCACGTTCCTTCGGTGGCGTGGACTCTTGGAAGGTCAATTCCTCAACCGCATCAAAAATGTTATCCTTCTCGACGCCGCTTCGCGCGGACTCATTCCAGATTCCGAATATCTTCTCGATGGCCGCTGGTGCTGGCCTGCCAAGGTTTCGATTGACTACGGACGCGAGGCACGCGCCGACATCGAGCTGTGGAAAGCTGGCTTGAAGACAGCAGGACAAATTTACTCCGACATGGGCGAGGATTACGAAGAAGCACTCCGCGCAAGAGCGAAGGAGGCCGCAATGATCGTTGCACTCGGAGCCGAGATGGATATCCCATCAGAATATATTTCAGATTCTATCATTCCCATTCAAACTGCCGCGCCTATTACCGCACCTGTCGTTCAAGAAGAGCCGCAACCTGAGCCACCACAAGAACAACCAAAACAAACCGATCTCGCAGACGAGAATAAGCCTAGCAAGGGCATGGTCGAAGAGGCGCTAAAGGGCTTAAAGTGGCGCGAAGAATACAACCGAGGCGGGACAGCGGTCGGAGTTGCACGCGCTCGCGACATCTCTAACGGAAAGAATCTTTTGGACGATACCGTGAAAAGAATGCACTCATATTTTTCACGGCACGAAGTTGATAAAAACGGACAGGGTTTTCAACCAGATGAAGACGGATTCCCATCCGCAGGCCGCATTGCATGGGCATTGTGGGGCGGAGACGCAGGGCAAGTGTGGGCCGCCGATAAGGTCAAAGGAATGCAGGCATCACAACCCGAACAAATGAAAGTATCGCTTGCCGTCCGCGATACATTCGGACGCATTACTGGCTTTGAAACAAAGCACGAACTCGTCATGCCGACGCCAGAAAAGGACGAAGAGCAAGACGACTTTATTGGCCGCTGCATGGTGAGCGGAACAATGTCGAGCGAATATCCAGACGAGAGCCAGCGCGTAGCCGTATGCTCTGCACAATGGGAGAAAAAATAAATGATAACTCACGGCATAGCACTCGAAGCAAAGAAGGCACTCATCACGGGCGTCCATCAACCCGGCGACGAATACCGGATCGCGCTTTACAACGCATCGGCAAAGATCGGGCCGACAACAAAAGCCTACACAACCGAAGGCGAGATCAAGGGCATGGGCTACACCGCCGGAGGCGTAACGCTCAAGGGACATCGCACAGGCATCATCG